ATGTAGATTATCTCTGTCTATCTTTGCGTCTTTTTCCCACATCTCTTGAATAGATTCAAGACTTAGACTCATAAAGCTTTATTTTCCATATCAGTGAGGTTGTATATAGTATACTTGAAAGACACGTCTGCTGTAAAGTATTCTATGTCTGTATCGGTTGCATCAAATGTAACAGTGGAAAGAGTATAAGGAAAGAGGTCATTAAATACCACTTGAAATGATGGAACAAGATTACTACTTAAAATTTGAAGTGTTCCATCAGAATAAATGTTATCTCCTGCTTGACCAAAATTACCTGGCAATACTGCTTCACCTTCCAATTTACGAAACTCATCCATATTTTCAGGATAACCTAATCCACGTATCCATCTCTGCAATTCCATATAGTTGACAAGATCTTCATCAACTAGAAATCTTAAAGTAAGATCTCCAAATTGAATCTTATCACCAGGAGTTGGAATATTTCTTAAGTAAGTTGGTTGCTCTGCAATACCAAGATCCATAGATGGAATATTTGCTTGGTTGCAAAAGAATGCAACACCAGGTGCTCTCTTTAATGAGAACTTAAAACCAACAGGTGATAAAAAGTTTCTATTCTCAATAGGGGTTCCTGGTCTATCAGCAGGTGGTTTTCTAAGTGCCATTATTCATCTCTGTTTATTTGTTCTTCAAGTTTTACTTTTGCAGCTTTAACTCCAGCAAGTCTTACTTCTAAAGCATCCTCAAAACGTTGTAGTAATTTCAATTTAAATTCTTTACGACTCATGATAGTGGAACGCAGGTCTCCTATCTTATATTTAGTAAGCATCTACATCAACTAACTCTTTTGAGTTCCACTCATCCTTGTGATCTTCAATAAACTGAGGTATGCAACCTTTAATTATATAATGATTCTTTGGATCAACATTTTTGAACTCCGTATCTCTTCTATTACCAACTGCTTTGTACATAAGTCTGGTATATTTTTCAATATCTGTTAAGAATTGAATTTTTTTCTTTCTTGCTTCTGATGGCAATCTCCTCTTTGTATAGAGTATAATATCTACTGGAGTTTTTGACCCATACTCCAATACTGCTTCACAAAAAGCACGACATGAATATGTATCAGCATCCATAGAAAAAAGGAAAGTTGTTTTATTATCAACTACAATATGGAATTCTTTATCTAAGATCTCCATCCAAGGTTTTCTTTCTTTGATACGAACTGCATTCTCTCCTTCAGCATGTCTTTTAACTATACCATCTACAATAAGCGTAACATTATTTTGAGTAAAGTATTTGTGAATATCTAATTCATTTTTTAACCAATCATTAATATCCACCTCATTGGGTTCTAATTCACCACAATTTATTAAAGCAAGACCTGCTGTAATAACATCTTCTCTAGTTCCCTTAGTAGCAGGATCATGCTTTAAGTTTTCTAAAACTCCACCACTAATTCTAGGTCTATCACCATCAATCATCTTCTTAAGATTTATCCAAGGTATTTTTTTCTCACCATTTCTTTTTCCTGCTAGAGCTCTACCTCTACCCTCTACTGGGTTTTCTTTTCCAGTGGAATCTTTGGATCCCATACCTGGTGTATATTTTGTGAGATAATTTTTTATAAAAAAGTTATTTTCTAGTGCTTGAATTCTTTCTTCGGCGTTACCTTCTTGTCTAACACCATCATTCGACCATATATCATCTAGTTCATTTACTTCTTTAACTAAATCAAGAGAACCTAAAGATTCAAACTCATATCCTTTTGGTATCTCTATCTCCATACCTATGAAGTCTTCTAAATTTATCTCTCCAACTCCGTTAAAACCTGGTAGTTTAATAGGACTTACGATGTCCTGTCTCTTGATAGTAATTTTCATTAGTAAATACGATTGCGTTAGCGATTGCCTTTTACTGAACGGAGCCGAAGCGGTGTGGTTCAAAGATAATAATTTATATTATATATGAGAATAAAAAAAAAGTCAACCCCCGAAGGAGTTGACTTTGAAGATATATAAGCGTCTCGCTTACATGAGGTTCTTAACAGCAACACGTCTGTAGTAACGGTTAGCATTCTCTGTAAGAGTACCCAATCCCTGAGTAGTTCCTTGTGAGAATGGGTTCTCAACCATTCCGTAACGTGTCTTAAATCCGATTTTAGGCTGGAAGCTGTTCTCTCCAACTGCACGAACCATCTGTAGTGGAACGTATGGGCAGTAGAATAGTCCTGCATCATAAGGTGAAGTACCTTTGTAGCCAACAACATAATACTGATTACCACCGTTAGTCTGGGTGTTACCAGAAACATCTAGGTTAGCAGCATATGGGTCGATGTAGACTCTATACTTACCTTGTAGAACACCAGCAAATGTATTGCCTGTGTCATCAACATTAAGGTTAGCATTAAGTGCAGGGGTGTAATCAAGAACACCTGCCATTGTAAGTGCAGAAGCAACATCAGCAGAACAAAGGATGATGTTACCCTTTCCGCGACGAGTTCTTTGTGCGATTGCGTTAGCATCTCTCTCAATCTGGAATAGAAGTCCTTTGAACTTCTCAACAGACCATCTTCCGTTTGAGTCGATGTCGAGGTCGAAGATACCAGCAGTTGCTGTATTAGAAACAGCACCCTGTTCAGCAGTCTTGTAAATGGTACGAATAACTTCTCTGTTGATTTCAGCAAGTATCTCTGTAGAAAGGATATTTGCTAACTCAGCTTCAGCATTCAAGCCATGGATTGCCTTAAGGTCTTGAGCTAGCTCTAATGAGTACTCAGCTTTAAGTGCTCTGGAACGTGCAGTTACAGTGACTTTCTCGATTGAGAATGCCATCTGGTTGAAAGCTGCTGAACCAGAAGTTCCAAGTGCCTCAGCCTCACTTGTTTCCATACCCTGACCAACGTTATAGTCGGTAGAAGTAGCAGAAGAAGTTGGGTTAAGAACAGATGGGTTTGTTCCTGTCTGGTTAGTTGTACCAAAACCAACGGATGTATTACCGAATCCAGAGGTATTGTTATAACTAGCATTCATTCCAGAGAATGCAGTATCTGCTTCGTTGTAGAACGCTTCGGTTCCAGTCTGCTTCTCGTAACGAGAACGCATTGCGAAGATAAGTCCAGTAGGACCAGACATTGGTTGAACACCAGCAAGGTCATATGCGACCAAGTTTGGCATTGAACGTCTAATCAATGAGATTAGAACAGGGTCGAAACCAGCAACAGGACCAGATGCAGTTGCATTACCACTGAAACCAGCAGGGTTACTACCTGCAGAGTTTGTTGGTGCGGCTTCGTTAAGTAGTGAGCCACTCTCTTGGAAAGCAGATGACTCTCTTAAAAATTTTTCTTGGTTCTCTAGTAGAACAGCGGTAACTGACCTCTTATGGTTGTCTTCGATTTTATCGAGACCCTCATATTCTAGGAGGGGCTTCCACTTTTCGACTAGATGCTCTGATTGGAACATCTTAGTGTACCTAATAGTGTTTGCGTTTGAATAATCTTAAATTCAGTTTATTGCTTAAATGCTGAAAGTGTCTTTAGATAAGAAGCCATCGATGCAGTATGGGATTCAAGACCCTCTGCACTATCTACTCCTTCTGAAAGATTTTCAGTTTTAGCTGTTGGAGCACCTTTATGGGGGAAATAAGATTCCTTTAGTGTTTCCAACTTTTCACGATACTCTTCGTCACTTTCAAACTCTACACTTTCGGCAAGTGAAGCGAGCTTCTCTTTCTGAGTAGCAGCAAGGCCATCAGAAACAGATTCTAAGATACCATCAGCGACAGACTCTGCGAGTCTACCATTTAAGTTGATATTCTTTTCTATTTGCTCATTGAGCTTGGTTTCCATGTCATCAAGTTTTTCTACCATACTCTTAAGGACATCATATTTTTCTTCAGGGATTTCTACATAATGTTCTTCAAAAAGACCCTTCATTCCTGCAAGGAATGATTCGGTCATGTCAGCCTTGAGACCATTTTCTATGGCAAGTTGGTTCTCATCGAACCACTCATCGGCGACATACTCAAGGTAAGAATCTACACGTTCTTGTAGAGCTTCCTTAATTTCTTCTACGTGTCCATCCAATTTAGAATCGTACTCTTCTTGGATTTCTGCACGGATTGCGGTAACTTTTGAGTTGATAGCAGCTTCAAAGATTGTCTTTGCTTTGCCTTGGTTCTCTTCACTGAGTTCCAATCCTGCGACAAGAGCATTAAGATCATCTTCCATATCATACTCTACAGTTTCTGTCTCTTCTTCGACAGTCTCCTCTTCAGCAACGATTTCTTCTACTTCAGTAGGCTCTTCTGCTACAATTTCTTGTTCGTCAGTCACTTCTACTTCGTCTCCTTGCTTTAGAGTTTTTCCTTTGCGCTTAGTTACAACATCGGATACCTGCTTCAGACTTCCAGCTGGATCTTTTAACTTAGCACTATCATTAGTAGGGCTATAGTTATCTGGTGTAGGACCACCTAAATCTTCCCATGATGGGGAAGTGCCGCCTGTTGTTAGTTTTGGCATTGGCTCTGCTGGTTTTGCATTAGCATTAACAGCAGTTTTAGATTGCTTTGTGCCTACTTCCATTTCTTGTAATTGATTTCCACTAGACATTGAAGTTTCTCCGATTTACGCTTGATTAAATCTATATTTATTTAGAATATTTATAAGTTTGATAAGAAATTATTAAATAGAGCCAATTTGCGCTCCTCTAATTCCTTCTGTGTAGTCAATGTATCAATCTCTTGATACGTCTTTGCAGCAAACTTCTCACGAAGTATACCACCATCCCACACCCAATCTTTTCCTTCCATAATTCCCTCAACAAATGCATCGGGAGCAGAAGGATCAGCAACGATGTCAGCAGCAGTTGCTAACATAAAGTCGTCACCGACTACATTAACACCTTCACGGGTTGGCTTTAAAGATCCAATACCACGAGAAGATACACCTAATTTTACACCCTCGTCAAGAAGTGAAGATGCAATTTTACCCATTGGTGTGCCAAGAAGTTTAGCCTTACCAATAAAGTTAGAACCACTTTCCTTAAGTGATACTATTTTATGAGAGACCCTATCGAGATTTACGGTAGGACCTTCTGGATGACCAAGTTCTCCAAGAGCTCTGCCAGATACAACGTGATTTTCGTTGTAACGTCCAACTTCCCTCCTAAGAGTTTCCATTGGATACATGCGACCATTACGGTTCTTGATATTTCCTTGTAAGAAAACACCCTCAATATACATGGACTTCTTGCCATTTCTAGTTTCGACAAGAAACTCTACTGATTCAATTTCTTCCGTAATGAGTTTCATCAACCTTCCCCTGTGATCTGAACTTGTTGATAATATAATGTGCTTTTTCCAGTGGCAGCACCACCTTTAGCAAGAGCACTCACTTTAAATGAATTTCTCAATTCTGCATAGTTATCAGAACTGTATGCTGTTACTATACCAGAAGTATTTGCATCAACAGTAACTCTTGTTGAAAAATTACCGTTTCTACCAGCTCCACTCCATACTTTAGTTACAGTTGCAAAACCAACTGCATCATCATAATAACTTTGACCTGTTACTGTCAAATTAACACGAGATCCTAAACCAAATGGTGAACCAGTTCCTTCAGGAAAATCGATTAATGTTGTGCTACCAGTAGTAATTCCAACCACTCTTTGAGAAGAAGGTCTACTTATACTAATGGATGCAGGTACGTTTTTAGCAACATAATAACTTGCGGTTGTAGCAGAAGCATCAGTTCCGACTGCAACATGAGCACCTTGAACAGCATCAGCCCCTACGAGAACAACTCTCAAAGTATCTGATTGTTGAGCTATTCCACTACTTGTAGTATTTGCAGTATCAGTTGTTAATGCTATGGAAGCACCACTTCCTACGGGTTGATGAGCCATTTATACAAACCTTATAGTATTAAAATTCATTTACTAGTTATTTATAATTACTCTTCATCCTGTTCTTCAGGTTCAACTTCAGTCTCTACTTCAGTTTCTGCTTCTAATTCTGCGTCAACCTCTTGTTGAGTAGGTGCATTATCAGAATTAAAAACACCAGATGCCACAGCGGGACGATATTCATCAACTCTCTGAGCTGACTTTGCGTATAAAAGATCTTTTATTTTATCGCTGACTTGTGAGGCCGAATCATCCGCAGCAATCATATCCATAAGTTCATCCATATTAATAGTGTCAAATGAGTAACTGTATACTATTTAGACACTATTTATTACGACTGATAATTATACTCAAGAATAATTTTATATAATGCTTCTTTCATAGCAACCATTCTCTCTTTTTCACCTCTAACATCCATTATATTTTTAGGATACATCTTCTCAACATAATACGAAACAGCGGTATGTAATAATCTAATATGCCTTACATCCCAATCTACTTTTAAATATGGTTTGCCAGCCTCATCTTTTTGGGGCTGATTATCTTCCATTATATCTCTCCGCCTTTTGGCTTAACTATATTTGCATCCTGAGTTGCAACTTTAGTATCTACATTCATAGATCTAAGTGCAGCATCGGGTTCTCCTCCTGCACCATTATCACCAAGTTCTCCTTCAATTGGCATTGGTCTCATTCCACCAGAACCTTCTGGATCTAACATCATTTCAGCAGGATCAGGAATAATACCATCTTTAATTTCCTTTTCAATCTTCTCATCTTCTTCTATTATTTCTTCATCAGTTTGACGTAGAACATTACGTCTAACCCAATCTTGAGAATAATATTTTCCAATATATGGTTCTGTTGTAGCAAGTAATGCTAATCTTTCATTCTGTAATTCTGTTTCTTTTAGTTCAGTAAAGTGATTATCATATAAGAAATCAAACTGAATATGCTCACTCATTACTTCCCAATCTTCAGGAGTAATTACATTCGTTAGAAGTAATTGGGTTTTTAACATATCAGAGAACATATTTGAGAATCTCTTTCTCAAACGACCTACAAACTTACTAAATTTAACCTCATCTCTTAATATCTCAGAGGATCTTCCCAGATTGAATCCTCCTTCTCCGTCCATTCTTGATGTGGGTACATTGAGCGACCTATATAATTTCTTTTTGAAGTACTCAATATCCGTGATTTCACCAAGGTTTTGACCTCCAGGTAGAGTAGAAATTTCAGTTCCACGACCTCCTTCCCTTCTAGGGAGCCAGAAATCTTCAAGCATTGCCATGTACTTCTTGTCATCTCGGACTTCTCCTGTGTCAGCATTGTAGACAAGTTTGTTCCGATATCGCATCATCACATCACGGAGATATTGCTCTGCTTTTATCTTCGGTAAATTTCCTACATCAATGTAGAAAATCCTGCGCTCTGGAGCACGGGATAGTCTATATATAACCAAACTATCCTCAATCATCCTTAATTGGTTGAGAGATTTGATTGCTTTATGTAAATATGATAGACCAATTCCTTTATTTCTATCAACTAAACCTGATGTGCAGTATGTTATTGCATCCTTTGCAATTTTAATTCCATTATTTCCACTATTTGGAGATGCATTACCAACAGGATAAGTTTGTTTTGGTGTATATATGAAATATTCCTCTATTTCAGGAAACTCATAATCCATTGGGTTTTGACTAATAGCATTATTATTAACCCTATACTTATCATCTTTATTTTTTTTCTGTTGTCTTACATAACGCATTTTCATTGCGTCAATATATCTCAACTCTTGAATACCTTCTTCAGGTTTTTTTAAATCTATTATTTTATGATAATATATTCTACCATCCACATACCAATTCCTATAAATCTCATGTGCTTTCTTATCAAAGTCCAATAAATCTTTTATAAATTTAAATGCTTCTCTAACCTTAGTCTTAATACCATCACTTGCATTAAGATTATCTAAATTAATTTCTACTGGAGTATCATTTGTATCTGATACTAATGCTTCACTTATAATATCTTCTATTGCACTGTCTGCTTCAGGATGAAGAGCCATTTCACGATATCTTTTAATTAGATCGAACTCAGTCCTATATATTCCTTCAATATCAACATAAGAACCAAAAAAACCACTACTTAAAAAGTGATCATTCCCGTCCTCGTTATTTGGAGGAACGGGAGAGACCGCCGTTTTAGGTAGTGATTGTTCGTCTGCGTCCTCTATCGAGAACCCAAAGAGCTTTGCCATGATTACGAAACTTTTTTACTATTTATCAACCCTAGATTAGTTAGGATTGCCAGCTCCAGTTAATTTGAGAGATTGAACTTGGAATTCAACTGTGAACTCTTCTATAGTATCACCTGTATCGTAAGATAAGTCAATAGCTGACACATTTGTTGGAAATATATTTTGGAATTCGTATTCTTTTAATACTACATTCTCAGTGCCACTATTATTCTGACTGCTCTTTTCTGACCCTCTACCAAGTTGGTATACTTTAGCATTGACCATATAAGCATTAGGGTCAGTTGTTCCCAAATTATCATCTAGATTAGCAATTTGCTGTGTCCAATTTTCAAAGGCATTTCTAAATCTGAAGTCTTCATCATTGATAACTGTGATAGTCCACGTATCAATTGTTCTGTCTCCAGCAACTTTAAAAATTCGACCTCTGAATGGGATATCGATATTTGCAATATTCTGAGCAGGTAATGCTGCTGCCTTGCACATAAACTGAAATATATCAGCATCCCAATCTGCTACTACGTTAGGTGGTAACGTAGTAAGTTCAACTTCAAATAAATTCGGTCTAGCACCGCCACCTATCAATTTCGATTTAAATTGCGAAATGTTTTTGTTTGCTCTGGATGTTGCCATTGATTAATTCCTCCTGTGATATTTAGAGCTAGAACTTAAACTCTACCTGCGACTTCTTCAAAGCTGATACCAGTTCTGGTAGCAACGAAAGTCAA